GAAATAACAAATAATTTAACTTTAAGTGGTGCATTAAATTCAAATCTTACTGGAAACGTTACAGGAAATCTCACTGGAAATGTGTTTGGATTAATTGACTCACCAGTAGCAGGAATATCCACGATTAGAAATCTATTTGTAAGTCAAGGACTAGGCATAGGCATTACAGATTCAGGTAATAAAGTTAATATAGGTTCAAGTTTAAATAATCGTATTTTTATCAACAATAATAGTCAAATAGGTATTAAAACTGACACGATATCTGATACTAACGTAGTTGTTGAGATTTTAGGAAATGTAAGACTTAAAAAAGCTGTATCAGTCGGTAATACAACTAGATCAGCAGTAGACTTCTCTGACGCTGTTAATATAACAAATGAAGGTGAAACAGGATTACCATTTAATAGATCTCAACTTGCATATATGATTCCACCTAGAGTAACAACTACTCAAAGAAATCTTTTACGGGATGCTTACACTAATTCCGCAACACTTTTATCAGGTGCAATGGTTTATAATACAACAGTTAATAAATTACAAGTCTGGAATGGAAGTGCTTGGGAGACAGTAACTAGCAGCTAATGGCAATATTAATTAATGCAGGTTCACAAATATCTTTTACAAATATCGAGACTGAATTTGGAAATAATCCTCTCAGAAGTTTAGGTAGTTATAGAAACACTCATCCTGATTTTGGAAATAAAAATCTTGGTGAATTGACAAATTTACCATTAGATACTGGTATACCTACGTCTGGAGAAATAAAATTTAGTGATTTTTATGGTAAAAGAGCAAATATAGTTGTTGATTTACATTCGTCTGGTAACGCTGATTTTAATCATAATGCGTATACAAATCGGTTTGCGAATGGTAGTTATAATATAGTTGGTAATTATAAAACATCTATCACTAAAAGTGAGTGGCAGGGTGGTAAGAAAGTAATAATACACATTAATGCTCAATTTGGGTCAGCAGGGGCATCAGCTACTAATGATGTTGCACTAGAGATGGGTAATATAAGTGATTCTATAACTAATGCTTGGCCAACAGCAACTACATTTGCGATTGATGTTGGTAGTAGTGGTCTTGTTGGTGGTAAAGGTGGTAATGGTGGAAGTAGTGGAAACGAAGAAACTTCTGGTGCTAACGGTGGTAATGGTACAAGTGGTATGAAAATACACTCAGGATTCCAAGACGAGATTACTGGAGAGTCAAGAATATTTGGCGGTGGCGGTGGCGGTGGAAGTGGATCTGGAGCTGAACAGAATGATTGGGGAGATAGAAACTCCGCTGCTGGTGGTCGTGGAGGCGGTGGTGCAGGTTTACCAGGTGGAGAAGGTGGTAATGGAAATGTAAATGAAGATGGAACAGCAAATGCAGGAGGAGATGGTATAAATGGGCAAAACGATGCAGAAGCAGTTGGTGGTAATGGAGGTAATGGAGGAGGGAGAAATCAAGCAGGTCAAAATGCCTCTGGTGGAGGAAGTATTGAGGGTTCTAATGGAAATGGTGGAAGTGCAGGTAATCAATATACATTTTACTAAGAAAATTCATACCATCCTGTAGCAATATATTTTGTCTCTGTGTGACTGATTTGACCTCTATGCATATGAGTCCAGTATGATGGCCACAGCACCAATCGACCTTGAACAGCATTTACCCCTAATTTATAGGTAGGATATAAAGTACCAGCATTACTAACTGTATTTAAATATATCATCCAAACTAGAATTCGTTTACCTGATTTTTTATCAGTCACTTCACAGTGAGTTTTATAATATCCATCACTAGGATTATATTTTTGTATATTATAAGAATTAGTACATCTCCACGGTGGCAAAGCATTGATGTCAGGATAAACCACCTTATATTTTTCAATATGATTTTTAAGACAAGATGAAATTAATTTACTAGTATTTGATTTGTCTGCAAAATTATGATTGATGTCTGTAGATTTTTTTACATCTCTTTTTATCTGATAGTTTCCAGACCTACCCTCTATTTGATTTTCTTTGTCATTTTCAAAGTCATTAATTATCTGAGTACAATCATCTTTACTTAATGCCTTATCGTAAATAGAAATAAAATTAGAGAAGTTTGGCATTTTTCTCCCTACATCCAAAAAAAGAAGTTATTGCATATCTTCCCCAACCATCGAAGTAATCAGAATCATTAATTTTTACTTTTCTAACACCATGCTCAACCCAACCAGGAAAAATAACCATTGAATTATTGTCACAAGAAATTTTCATATCATATTGAGGAAATTCTAAATCTCCTCCCTTAAATTTTTTAGGTTCTTTGTAAAAATATGAAAAGGCAAGAAACATGGTCGTTTTATCTGTATGTGGATCATAATATTCGCCATCATGATAATATCTAACTTTCGTCACATCCCAATTAGCTTGATTAGCAAGACTCACACACCCATGAATTTTAGAGAAGGTATCTAAAACACCACATTCAAATAATTTTCGATTTAGAGTTAATATATTTGATACATTTCTAAAATTTGCTTTCTCTTTTTCCTTAGTCCTATTTCGATAAATGTCATCGAGAAGCAAAGCTTTTGCATTTGTATATCCAATTACACCTCCATAGTTTTCAGCGGGTAGTAATTTATTAGGTGCAGTATAGAAATCAAGTTCTTTCCAAATTAATTCTAATTCAAATTGATTATAAAAATTGTTAACCACCATCAAAGGAAAGGGTTCGCAATATATATCTGCTTCGAGTTGTTCTTTCATTACATTTTATTATTTTGTATCCAAGCCCAAGAGGTAACTAGATATTTGTCTCCATCTATGGGAGGATTTCCTCTATGAACGTGAGTATATTGACATGGAAATATTAATACATCTCCCGCAACTGCTTTTTCTCTTCTATTTTGATATAAAAATTCTGTTTCACCTCCATCAAAATCATCATTAAGATAGATTTGAATAACAAAAGTTCTACGAGCATCAGATACAGTACCATTTTCATAGTGCCAAGCGTGAAATCCACCACCACATTTTATTTTTTTTACTTTACAATCATGAATTAGAAATTTTCTTAAACCTAGAATTGGAAATTGTTTGAGATATTGGTCTATACATGGTTGAATTTTAGGAAAAATTTTATTTGTAACACTTGCAGCTGTAGGTAGAGTAATCCCCTCATCTGAGAGAACATTTACAGCATCTTGGTCTTGAAAGGGTCTATTACTTAATTCTTGAGGAAAAAGGAGTGAATTTTCATCGAGAAAATCTATATGTTCGATTATTTGTCGGCACTCTTCTCTTGTAAATGCTTTTTTATATCGAATGATGAAATCTGTCATTCGATCATTTTCATTATTTGCCATGCATAATCAATTTTAATAATATTATAACATATATATTCTACTTGTCAAAACTAGATTTAAGTAGTATAATATAGGAATGAGAATTGCAATCATAGGTGCAGGAAATGCAGGATGTATTACTGCATTACATTATCAAAAATACCTATCTGAACAATCAAATAATTTTGAAATTGAATTATATCATAGTCCACATTACTATCCAATCGAGAAAGTTGGGCAAGGTACAACTCTCTCTGTTCCAGAATTAATCGCAGATGTTCTAGATATTAATTGGTATAATAATCCGATTGGTGCTACTTTTAAAAGTGGTATTTTGTATGAAGGATGGGGAAGAAAAAATAAAAAGATATTTCATCCTTTTCAATGGAATGATATGGGTATACATTTTGTTCCTAAAAAGTTATCTGAAGTTGTATGTAACTCAGGATTTTTTAAGGTAATAGACCAAACCATTAAGAATCCAGAGGAAGAAATTGATGCAGATGTTATATTTGATTGCAGAGGTAGACATAATCGAGATAAAAGTAATTACGACACTCTAACAAATCCTTTAAATAGCGTATTACTTTCAAAAAAATATGAGAGAAATCCAGATTTAATTTATACTAGATGTGTTGCAACCCCTAACGGATGGACATTTGTTATACCAAATCAAGATAGTGTATCGTATGGTTATCTTTATAATAATACGATTACTAAACGTGATGATGCCATTGAAGATTTTACGTCTAGATTTGATTTAGATTATATTATTGATGAATTAATATTTGAAAATTACATGGCAAAAAATTTTTATAATGGTCAAAGAACTATATTACAAGGAAATATGTATGGATTTATAGAACCTATGGAAGCTACCTCTGTAGGATTTTATCAATTTATTTGCAGACAATCTTGGGATTTCATATTTAAAATACAATCCTTAGATTATTGTAACGATCAGATTAGAACTAAAATGAAACAATTAGAGAATATAATTTTATGGCATTATCAATATGGTTCTGAATTTGATACATCCTTTTGGGAATATGCTAAATCACTTCCATTTAATCCTGATGATGAATTTTATGAAATGATTGGCGATAAAAATAATACTAAACGATATGGACAATGGAAAAAATGGAACTTTGATAATTGGAAAAATGGTGTTGAATGACAATCATCAAACTGTCACAATCCTCTGCACACGAAGTTGTTTCATGCTATAATGAATACATAACAACCCTTACACTATTATGTGTTTATTGATAACTGATGAAAATAGAAGTGCTATCGCAGAGGCACAGGAATTTGAAAAAACAAGTAAATATAATGACTTAGTTTGTATGAAAACTCTTAAAGGAGGAGTTCTTAAAAAAACATTTGAACAAGCTTTAGAAAAAATTAAAGAGATTGGAACTGACCAAGATGTTGAGTTCTTTAAAACTATGTTTGAGAATTCAAAACCAAAATGTTGTTTACCAAAAGGACATAAAGGAAAGTGTATGCACCAATATGATAATTTTTTTAGTGAATTATTCAGAAACAAAGTAAGAGATTGCTCTCAAGCACCAGGCAACGATGATATATTCTTTAAAAATAGAACTCAAAGAACTTTCCCTATACAAATAACAAAAGACCAATACACTAAGTTAAATGCAAAGTATAGGTGGAAATTAAATAAAGTTAAAATGAAAGCGGGTGTACCATTAGAATTTGCATCAACAACATATTTAATTGCTACTGCTTATTTTGATTTCTCTGCTATCCTTATGCTTCAAAAGGGTATTGAACATACACTTCCAAAAGATATTGAAGATAAACTTATTGAAAGGTCGAAGGAAATAATAGAAGAGTTCAAAGAACAGGGTATTCGCATAATTGGTAAAGATGGATACTTATGCGATGCTGTTAATGGGTGGACAATTGAACCAGAATGGTATAGAATTCAAGATATATCAGACGATAAGGGAGACTTAAGACAAGTGCAATTTGGTCATGTTGACCCAATTAGAAGTGACAAATATCAGACTAGAGGTGGTAATATTTTACCTCTTACTAGAAGTGGTAACTTACTTCAATCAAATAGTCATATAAAAGACGTATTTCAAACAACTATCAAAGGAGCTTATGAACATCATACATCATGGAGATAGTCTCATTAAGATGAGAGAACTTGAGGATAAGTCTGTTGACCTTGTTCTCATAGACCCACCATACAACATTGCTAAAGATGATTGGGATAATTTTGGTGTGACTAAGAAAGGTTATCAACCAAAGGAATATACAGGTGTATCTTATTATGATTGGATGCAAGAAGTATTCATAGAGATTGATAGAGTCTTGAAAGATAGTGGTTCATTCTGGTTTTTCCATAATGATTTTAGAATCATGGCAGAGTTGGATAGAAGAATAAGTGAGGAAACTAATTTAGAATATAGAAACTTTATCGTATGGAATAAGTTATTCTCAGGTTGTAAGCAAGAAGGATTCTTAAATGGATTCATACAAGTAGAAGGACTTAATAACTTTCAGAAAATGGCAGAGTATATTCTATTCTATACAAAGAAAGATTTGCATTTAAAGTTAAGACAACGTAGGTTAGAGTTAGGTATAAAATCATCTGATATTAGTAAAGAAATACTCAGTAAAAATGGTAATGTTACTGGTTGGTACAGTAATATAGAAACAGGTAAAAACTTTCCTACAGAGGAGACTATCAAACCAATCACAAAGCATTTAGGTTTTACTATGAATGACTTAGTTCCTAAATTTTTTAATCAAAAGAACTGTCATTCGGTATGGCAATATGAGTTTGATTCAAAGAAACTTGGACACTTGACACCTAAACCAATTGAACTACTTAAGAATGTTATTCATCATTGTACTGAGGAGGGCGATGTAGTTCTTGATTGTTTCGGTGGTAGTGGCAGTACAGCAGTAGCGTGTGTAGAAACAAACCGTAATTACATATTGATAGAGAGAGAAGAGAAGTATATTGAAATATCAAATGAAAGAATAAGTAATACAGTTCCAAAACTGTCACAAGAGATTGATACACCACTCACAAGAGTGCTATAATAAAGACATCTAAAGAAAACTAATGCAACTAAGACCACATCAAGAGCAAGCAATACAATCAATGTTAGACAATGACAAAGGACAAGTCATTGTTCCTACTGGTGGTGGTA